GAGGCAGCACGCACGGCATTGCGGCTGTACAACGAGATATGCGGGCAATTGACGCAGATGGAGGAATAATGATGAAGCCTATATTCTTAAGACTCAACAAGATATCAGATGATTATGACGGATCTAGAGATAAAGAAATTATATATGTAAATATGAACTCAGTTATCAGCATGGAGCCTAGGGGGAATGGCACTCATCTTACATTCCCTAATTACTCGGGGGTAAAGTTCATTGAATATATGCGAGTCGAAGAGTCAGTGGATATTATATTGGATGTGTTAAAGAAATTGAGTAACTCACTGGAATAAAGAAAGGGGGTGACGATATCGCCTAACTGTCCTGTTTACCAAAGCGCCAACATCCACCTAACCAAATGAGAAACGTATGAAGCGAGCGATCATTGCCACACTAGTGCTTGCCACCACAGCAAGCCCCGTATTAGCCGTCAACGGATCGGATGACGTGTATGCGTTGCCTGCGCTGACTCAGGCAGAACGATTGCACGAGGCGAAAAAGAACCACAACCACAACTACTCATACGAGATACAACGGCGGATTGGTAGGGAAGGCACTATCGATTGTCGCCCGTGCATGATGTACGTCTACCAACGCTACCCTGGTGGCTCGAAGTTGATCGCTAGCGGTTCGATGTATGCGAGCAGTACGTTTAATGCTGCAAAAGAATTCGATGCGATGTGCGATGCCGTATTTAACCGTGCGCTCAATTATATTAACAACGTGATGAATTAAGATACGTGGGGGTCGTAAGGCCCCCTAGAAAGCGAGTGACCTATGGGCACGATCTACTGCGAGATATGCAAATTATCCGACTGCGATACGCCTGCTACGCATGACGTCCACGGGATAAATGTCTGCGAGCCGTGCCATGTAACATACGGACGATGGTCTCAGATCGAGATTTCGCGGCAAATGTTAGATGACTGGCAGGAGGTAGGCTGATGGACTCCAACGACATCGAACAAATCGAGGCAATGCGCGAGACGCTAGGCGACATCTCGCGGCAGCTCGAAGCCATATACGAACGCGAGCACCACCGCATCATGGCGCTGTGCAAGAAGCGCAATCGCCTGCAATTCTCGATAGATTGCCTGATAGACACGATAGCCGAGATAGACGGGCTAATTAGCATCGGCAGCAAGGAGAGCCAGGCATGCTAAGCGCGGGGTACCTCATCCTGAACACGCTGCTAACGCTGTTCATCGGTGTATGCGGCCTGAGTACGCAGTATCGCGTAGTGGATCAAGCTATGATTATAGGTACGTGTTTTGTGTCGATATTGGCGACAGTGTACTTTGTGTGCCATGTGTATGGAGGGTAAATATGCTTGACTTATTACTTCAGATATTACTCTCCATGGCAGCCGTTCCCATAGCCATAGTAGCCGGGATACTAATGGTCATGGCAGCCGTTCCCATAGCCGCGGTAGCATTCAGGTTATTCATGAGATACATAGATTTCTGGTATAGAGTATTCCGCCTCGATGAATGGGAGCCAAAATAATGCCTGAACTATTCGACACACATGATGAAGACGAGTTTGGCCCTGAGCCATCGCTGGATGACTGGAACGCGACGATGGAGGACGATACGCCGCCGCCTGACATCAGCCAGTGGGAGGAAGTACCCACAGTGCCTGTGGTCACTCATGAGCCTGAGCCTATGCCAATGCTGGAGCCACTACGAGAGCCAAGCTGGCGGGACTGCGAACCGCCTATCGTGCACAGCGTCAAGTTCATCGACGTCTACGGCAGGGAGAACCTGCACGTCATTAGGGGCGATAATCTCGACGAAGTATTGGTACATGTCCGCAAACTCAATGCGGTATTGGATGCGGCAAAAGCGAAAGCTAGGCAGTCTGCGCAGTCTATTCCGGCAACTGTGCAACATAGCACAGACCCTGGGGTAAAGCCATGCCCACTGCCTGAGCACTCCGGCGCAGAAATGGAGTCGCGTATCAGTAAAAAGAGCGGTAAGCCGTACTGGAGCCATAGAATGGAAGACGGCGAATTGTGCTTTGGGTGGAAACAATCGTAGGAGGCTATCATGGCCAATCGGCAACGCATGACTGCAATTGACATTATGGCAATAATAGGCATAGTCGTGATGTCCATATCACTAGGTGGGATATTATATATTATATATTTGATATATGGAGCGCCATAACAATGATCAACGAACCCATTGTGACCATAGAACGCATCCAGTCTGCCGACACGCTCGAAGTCCTCGACAATCTCGTGCGGATTTGGGCAGGGTTGCACAACATCATCATCTTTCAGGGTGATGATTATAGCGACATTGCGGCACGGTCAAACTTTCACCCCATCATGGTGGAAGCGAACAACCGATGGTTTTGGTTGTGCGAGAAGAAGTTCGGCCCGCCCCCGGCCCTGCCCAATGGCGAGATCAGAACGCGGGAATGGGCACAGATGGAAGAGAGCGCGGCATAAGGAGATTGCTATGTCCACCGACCACGACAACTACTTCGTCGACCGCCGTACGCAGTACAGCAACGTCGCGATGCCGCGGCACTTACTGATGTTCAACATACCCACGGAGATATTGCGCGAGATTCAAGCCGAGTTCGCAGCGCACTACGGCAATAACCCTGATACGCCACGCATCAACGATCTGGTTGAGGATGTGGCGAGAACGAGGATATAGAAGAGCTTACATGCCAACAATAATATGGATAGCTTGCATGTTCTCATTTATTTCTGGAGGCATATGGGGGAGAACAGATTATGGAGAGGATATAACTTTTGCAAGATTGACATATGCTCTCATATTTGAGTTGGCCGCATATGCTGTTGTGAGCATATTGCTTAATGCCTTTTCTACGAATATATCGGGCAAAATGTGTCTATAGAAGAGGATGTGATGATTACAGACAATGTAGTGATAAATGGCCGACTCATTTCCATATCGCCATCAGGAGCCATGCTCCCGTGGTCAAGGATGACTCATTGTGACTTGATAGATATAACCTTCGGCACATCTATCCTGAGTAAGGCAGTATTTGATAGCGTCTTGTTTCGCAACGTAGATTTCTCAGAGGCACAGATTGCAGGTTGCACATTTATCGGATGTATGTTCGATAGCTGCAACTTCGGAGATAATGATCTGTCACAAGTAAAATTTGCTAATACGATCAGGGTAGATGGGGATGGAGAGCCAATCATCCTAAATAATATGCCGGTTGATGATGTAGGAGTAGAAGAATGAGTGACTGTTCTATCAGATTTGGCGAGGGGATGACTGACCTCGTGCTGAAGTGTAGTCGTATTATGGGAAAAGAACCAGGTCAAGGAATCGATTTTGCAATAGCCCTACTCCTTTTTAGGCTAGAGAATGAAATCCGTCATGCCGATTCATATAGGCACAAGCTGATTAAGGATTTAGAACTAGCAAAGGCACTCCTTAAGATCGAGGACTAACTCATGCCGCAAACCAATATGACCCTACGTACCCGTCTCGTTGTTTGGACCTTCACCGCCATGACATTCACGGCGATGGTGCTGTGCCTGCTCGGTCGGATGTGGCCTACGCCTGGGCCACTGGAGTAATGCCGATGCCGACGCGAGATAACCTGCGCCAAATAGTTTATGAAGTGCTCGATGCGTTTGGTTCGTTGATGTACTGGTCAATAATGGCATTAGTAGCGATTGGGTTTGCTATCATGACGATTATGGTGATAGGTAGGCTAATCGGTGTCATTTAGACCGAGAATGTTGACGGCTCAGGTTGGCGTGACCCGAGCCGCCGCACTCCTTTCCCTCGCCTTCCCTATGGCGATTGGTTTGATTATAGCACGGATTGAGTTTCCCGCTCGTACTCGACCATATACTTCACGACGCCATCACTGAACCCGTCTATATGCATCCACGGGCCATAGCCTACGCCGTTCTGATCGGCCCCGACGTTGATCATGTAGCCGCGAATCGTCTCAGTTTATGCAACCCCTATTTCTTAGGCGGGTTACAAGCTGCATCGCCAGCCGGATTCGGAATGCCGTTAGCCGACAGACGCTTCAGCCAATCGAGGAAATAGTACCGCAGGAACCTAGATTTATACTGCCCATCAGTGCGGTCGGTATATGAAATAAGGATTGTACCAGACGAGTTGATGTCGAGCACGGCGGGGTCATCCATATAGTCGGGATAGTTGAACCAGCACCATTTAGACCCATCCCAAAACCAATCATAATAATCCGCATCAGCACGATAGCCCGGCAGCGACCCGTCGACCGATCTCGCACTACCCACTACCCACCCGTTGTCCGTGATGTGATCGGCTGAGACAAAGTAATTTGGCGAGCCGGGCAATACTAGCGGCATTTCGCTCTGCCCCGTCTTCCAAGGTAGCGCAATCGCTTGGCTCACCATCGTCCCAAAAACAAAAGCAACTACGGCAACCATCATACTTATTTTGCTTTTCATGATGTTCTCCACATGCATCGTTGGGTTAGGGGTTAGGCATACCGTTACTTGGGAGCGGAACCATCCAGCCTATTCTGTCTAATCTAATGATCCGATATTTTGACTTGCCTTCGCTTTCCTTGAGACAATCCATAATCGCTTCTTTCTTTCTATTTATATCAAATATTTGAGAACATATTACATCGTCTGGCGTCTTGAGCCAGTACCATTTTGATCCGTCAAAGATAAATATAAAATCGTCCAGATTGCCTGTAAAATCATAGGCATGCCCCCATGCCCACCCCGCGTTATTTGTGCCAGAAGGCTCTAGCGTATAGCCGGGATTATTGGGGATATCCAGTGTAAGTTCACTACCGTGCGGACCCCACGGCAATGCTGTAGCAGAGTTGAAATTGCCGAGTAGTACCACAAATGCCCATGACGCTACCGTGAAACACATCCATTTCCTCATCTGACCCTCTCCTATACCATCATATTTCAAATTTAAACCTCTTATACTTATATGTTCCTCCATCTTGCATAAATTAGACATACTGAAAATTTGGGCAGTATACGGTAGAAATGTCTCTAGTTGTGGTGGGATATCATAACTTGTTAAAATTAAATAGTATCTGGCGCTAATACGTCGGAGGCGTATCCAGAGATTAAAAAAATGAATGGTCATAAGGGCAGATTTGCGACGCATCTCATCACGAAACTGGTATTCAGTGCTATTCTAGTGGTGACGATTGGGACCGGAGGTTATCTGGGGAGGGTATGGGTCGATAAACATCATGAGCGTGTTCTCCTTGAGGAGAATCAGAAGAAAATAGAGGAGAACAGCAACAAAATCATAACCAATGAAGAGCATGTCGAGAACCTCCAAGGTTGGCTTACCCATGTCAATAAACGACTTGATTTTATCGACGATAGGATGGCGAAGATCATGCACTACGTCGAGCAGTTTGAGCACAGATTGAATCCGGTGCCAGATTTTCAAGAGCCCAAAAAATGACGATATGACAGAGATAGAATCCGTCACGTTGTGAGGCGACCTGACAAATTGTTACAATTAGGCTCTATTGTCAGGCGCTCAAAGTCGGAGGCATTGCCGGAGATGCATAGCAATGGCTCACCCATCTAACCATGTGGGAGGGTCGGATACCTTTTGGTCGCAAACGATCATTAAATGGATTGCTGGCGCTGCGAGCGTCATCATTATAGGCACGGGGGGATTCCTGATTCGATTCTGGATCGAAAGCCCTGTGGCACGTTTTGATAAGGTGGAGCCTAAGATTGAAGATGTCCGCGAAAAGATGATCGCATACATGGAACGAGTGGCAAGCCAGCATGACCGACTCATACGGATTGAGACCCACCTAGAGAAAACTGACGAACATACGCAAGATATTTTGCATAAAATGGATACATTAATCCAGCGCATTGAGCGACTAGAATGGATGGAAAGACGCATCGCGCCAGTGCCTAATTACAGAGGGGATGAACCCTGATGAGGCAGCACGCGGCTAAATGCCAACAAGACCCATGCACATGCGATGGGTACCACACGTTTGACGAGCTATATCACCATAGGCATAGGCTATTTATCGCGCTGTGCAGCACAATCGACTTTTTGGCACATGAATATGGGACGAACGCATGCGTTTGGTGATCTCTCTGCCATAGCGACGGCAGTACAATGGATGGGTGGTTTGTGATGGGCATAGACAAAAAACCAGGAAAGCAGATCACCTATCACCTACCTATAGCCTACTGGGACGAAACCGAGTTTGCCGAGACGCTCGATCTCGCACCCGAATGGGATGGCCACACATCGGATGATGTACTGGAGAGACTGAGAAAGTTATATTAATAACGAGGCAGCATCGATACTCGACCGATCAGGAGGCAGCCATGATCAACGATACACAGGAGTCACTCAACTATGGCGACGAAACACGTAGCCTTACATTGCACCGAGGACGAGATTAAGTTTTGGCAGGAGCGATCTCAGACCTATATCTACCAGACCCACTACAAGCGCATCCTCGACCGCGCCAACGCATTCCTAGCCAAGCCCACAGCCGATTTTTGGGTAGGCAATCAGCTATCTGTGCCGTGGAAAGCGCCGGATATTGACGTTGGCAAACAGAAACCCAACGCGGAACCTAGCCGCCAACTCGGCAATAGCATGCGAGACGCCGCGTTTATTTGGCTCCTCACCGAGGACCATCGCTACCGTGATGCCGTCCTAAAAGCACTACTGAGGCAAGCCGACGCGGTTGGCACTAAGTTTATGGACCGGAAGCGGTGGTTGCCATATGATACCATCTCGTATGGTAACGAAGACATCAGCATGTGGTTACGCCGCATCACCTACGCTTATAGCTATATCCGGCCAAGCGTCAATGACGCAGACCGTACCAAACTCGACAAATGGTTCCTTGATTCTGGGCGCTATTGGGTGGATAATGTATGCCAGTGGATCGAGGATTATTTTCCGAAATACGCGGCAGGCGATTGGAAAAGCCCCGGTAAGTACCCTGCCCCTGGCGTCAAACACGGCATGACTCATTGGGATGGGTACCAGGTCTATAAATTCCATGAGATATTCCACAACAAATCTGCCTTCGCAATGAGCACCGGCGCAGCGATCGGTATTATGCTCAATGATGCTAAAATAAAAGACTGTGCCAAGCGGTTTTTCCAGGATTGGATGTGTTTTGCTGTGGCCAAAGACGGCACCGTGATGGACCAATATCGTTGGAATGACGCCAAATTTTACCATGAAGAGAAACCAGCCCAGACGGGCTATCACTACGCGGGGTTAGTCATCGGCAGTATGATTACGATGGCGGACCATTTCGCGCGTGCGGGTGATATGAGCCTGTATACCTATGAGACATCACAGGGGGCGCATGGATGGGATGGCGGGCCTAAAAGCCTCAAGCAAATTGTTGATCGTTATGTGGCCATGACGTTGGGTAAGATCAAAGTTTACGGCAGCAAGGACAAAAATCTTACGTCCGATAAAATCATCAACGCTGGGAAAACGATGAATCACGATATCATTCTCAGCGTGGCGAATATGTACTATCGGTCAGAGGCCATCAGAGATTCATACATGCGAACCTCTATGCCTCAACATGCATGGGGTGGTGGATATGATGTGTGGGGCGGAGATTGGGGGACGTATCCTGCCGTGCTCTTCATGTTTGGGCAGCGCGAGGGGAAATGCCCACCGTATCCGACTGCAACAGACGAAGTACCGACTGACCCGCCGGTAGGGCACGATTGCGGATGTAAGTGCTGTGCGGCTAACCCGGATTGTGACTGCGAAGCAACGGGGTGCGTGTGCTGTAAGAGTGAAGAAGAGCCTGCGCCTGATCCGGTACCAGCCCCAGAGCCAGAGCCAGACCCGACACCTGAGCCCGGCCCAACCCCTGCACCGGAACCGGAGCCTACCCCTGATCCCGAGCCAGAGCCGATCCCTGAGCCTACGCCAGAACCTGAGCCAGACCCGTGTCATTGCCCTGATCCCGAACCGATGCCAGAACCAGAGCCTAAACCCGATCCAGGACCGCAACCGGCTCCATCATGTCCCGCGGATGACGCAGAGTCGGATTCATAGTACAATCTATCACCTCTTCAACGCGATGATAGCGATGGCTCCGAACCCCAGTCTCATGGCAGTAGGGGCCGCCGCGCTAAATTGTAAACTAGATATTGCCTGAGACAATTTTACTGGCTCCATTCCCGCCATCGAAGATCGTGCCAGTTTGGTTCCCTATCAGCCTATTCCCTGTGATGATATAACGGTTTGACGCTCCTGTGCCAACCTCTATTCCGTATCTCTGGTCGGATGTCGTAGGAATTGCACCATCGCATCCGCTCACATTATTTGTAATGGAAAAATCGGTTGTATTAGCGGCCATCATGATACCGCTCCATTGATTCGGAGCGAGTCGACTATTGCCAAACATTTGATTATCGTGAATCCTGGCGTGTTTCGTGGTAGCTTCACAATACACACCAGCTTTTGTATTGTTGTAAGACATGCAATCGGCTACGTCTAGCAGGTACGTATCACTGACATAAAGGCCATGATTTTCAGATGTAGACATCCAACAACCCGCCAGTTTAGCCCATACACAATGATCAATTGTAATGCCAAAAACGTTACTATCGCATTGGCAATCTGTTATATGGACGCCTGAAGGATGCTTAGGGTGCACAAGAGATGTGTTAGTTACCCAGATACCACGTTGTTGTAGGATAAAATCGCCGCCACGTATAAAGTTCCCCTCGCATTGGCCTGTGATGTAAACGCCCACACCAGGCCCCTTCCCCGTACCTGTAAATCCTGTGATCGTGCAATCCTGTATGACGACATCGATGACAGGAGCAGTCAGCCCATCCAGGTAAAATCCAGCAACTTCATGCCCGCCTATCACAATGTCGTAGTAACAGCTCTTGTTGACCGCTGCGCCTGCCTTGGGTTGCAGGAGTACGCCAATACGAGGTTTTTCAATGATGAGATTCTCTGCATGGCCGAAATTACTCGATATGATATTAATCGCAGCGCCAGCAGTCGGCACGCCGCTCTGCCTAGTATGCGTAATAGCTAAATCTCTGATAGACCAAGCTGCACTCGAATCGATCTTAATGCAATCTCGATTACCATCATAGTAGAGATAGGTCGTATGTCGTCCTGCTCCGCGAATGTTGAATGGGCCTGTAAATGTGAGGACATTGCTGAGTTTATAGGTGCCGGGGGGGATAAAAAAATTCCCGCCGGTTGCATCTCGGCATGCAGCAAACGCAGCGTAATCATCTGTCGTACCGTTACCCGTTGCGTTCCACAGGCTATCTGTGACGTATGGCATCTTGAGCTGGCGGACTTGGATGGATGCGATCTTTGCAGTATGATCGCTTATCGTAGTTGTATGATTGTTAATAGTAGTTGTATGGCTATTCAATGTTGCATTATTATTGGCTATAGATATCGCCTGCCCTGCATCGGTAGCTTGAATAGCCTGTATCGTTGTGTTCAGTTGTGTCATTTGTCCAGTTTGGGCATCGAGGGCGGCTTTGACATTCGTGGGGGCGTAGAATACCCTGCTGGCATCTATCGTCGTAAAATCGGGATAGGATGGAAGCGTAACCGTACCAAAATCAACTTGTTTTGTCGTTGCATTATCGAGCAAGAATCGGATATACCCCTCCCCGTTGCCTCCACCGCTAGACGCAATAGATGAGACCGTAACGGCTTTGCCATCTGCGGATACGAGTGGATTCGGAGCGCCAGGCGTCGTTGGGATGTACGGAGCAAGGCGTGCCTGCAAGCTGGGGAAGTTACCAAGGGGATTTAGACCCAATTTAGCCGTAATGTGCAGGGCATAACTCAGCCCGTCATTAATTAGTTCCTTGTGCAGCGTCGTATCGCTAGGAGCCACGGGATTAGCAACGCTGTTACGAGACCATAACGTATCAAATGCTGTGCCCGGCCATGATGCACCGGTTATTTGCCCATTCGTAGTAATCCCATCGCCAATTCGCGCCATAATGCCTCATCCTACATAAAGAACACATGGAATCAATCGCTCGCCTGTCTCATCGTCGCCGCGAGATGTTTTGCCGAGCGTGCGCGATGTGATCACGTCGCTATTTTGCCGCTTAGCTATGCCTGGGGTATCACTCGCTGTGATAAGATCGCCGCCTTCTATAGGCCCCATCACACGCACCATCGCCGTCCCTAGTCCGAATACAGAGATATCGCCATGATCGTCTACGCCGCCATAAACGCCATAAACGCGGTTGTCGTTTGCTGTGGCTGTAATGCGAACCCTAACCAATTGCGGTTTAGGCACGAGTATGGCGCCATCATGATCGCATGCGACGCGGTCTTCATCGCAGTACCATCGCTCGTATGGCTCGTCTACGGTAGAGAGCAGCGTGCCTTCTTGGGGTTCCTCGCCAGGCTCGTAGCCCGTGCCCCATTGCGCGAAGTGAGAGCCTGTAAACGTGTTGTACGATACGGTTGTACCACTCACTTGGATTGATCCCTGAGAGACGCCATTGCGTAAAAAATCCATCAACGTCCCGTCGTTAGTAGTACGGTTAATTTGCAAAGGCGCTACGCCGCTCGCTGTAATAGTAGTGTTGCCCGTTGCCGGGACAATCATGCCAACTTCATTGACGCCATTTGATGGCTTCTGCACTTTGAAGCTGTCGGTAGATACATAATGCAGATTCGTTCCGCCTGTGATATTGCCAGATATGGCACCACCTGTCGCCAAAAAATAATCATTAACACCAACAATAAAATTTGAATTATTAACGACAGTCGTCTCAAGAGCAACTCCGACATTTAGGGACAGAGAGACGCCGTCTACAAAAATGCGAGTGTTTGCATTTTTTGTCAGAATACCCTGTTGTTGGTTGTTGTATATAGTGCCGCCGACATAGCATAATCTTGATGTCGAGTTCCCAGTTTCCACAACAATTCCGCATCCGGTGGATGATGATATCCAGGTGCCAGAGAAAAAAGCATTCCATCCTCCCGTGTCATTGATGTGGACCCCATGACTACTGGAGCTGTCAATGAAACACCCCGCACCGAAAAACATCTGCCCGTTATCCGTTCCTGATAACGCGCGATCCATAACAAATCCGCGCGTATTGAGTAGGATATCGAGAAAATCAAAATAGAGGCCGCCGCTGCCGCCGCCAACATATATACCTATCCCGCCCCCGATAATGAGTGCATTCATGATATAAAGATCAAAGCTCTCCTTAACTTTTACGCATATATTCGTGCCACGGCAGATAAAGTTATTGATCTGGTTCGTTGTCGTCGTTTCAAAGTAAGCACCGTCATAAAGATTCGCGCCTGACTCTGCTGCGACATTTTGTATATAAACTTGATTTAAGTTCTGGCAGTGTAGCCCCGCGCCCGATGTTTTAACTACTGAACTATTTATGGTGACATCCGTAATGTAATATCGAATATTGACACCCGTTGGCGTCCCTGCGTATAAAATGTCACCGCTTGCGAATGTGCCTTGGATGATTGTCCCGCCGTTTTCTCTACCTCTCAGTGTCTGAACATGCCCCGTCATTGTCAGCGTGCCAGACACCTTATGCGTGCCGTGCATGAGATGCACAGCGCCACCCCCTGATGCCGACATTACATTGAGCGCGGCTTGTATGGGCCTCATGTCGTCTGTAACGCCGTCCGCCTTCGCTCCCCAATGCGCCACATAGAGGTCGCATTTCGCAACACATCTGACAGCTCCAGTCGATGACTCATTGGCGTCAAATATTTTATATTCTTCGGCTAACCAGGGATTGACAAACGTCAAGGCTTGCCCTGCTGGAACTTTAAACACCCCGCCATTTAAAAACTCATATTTAGCACTTAGCGTTGTCGTGTTGACTAAATATGTCCCCGCAGCTACCCGAACGATGTTGCTACCGCATGTGTCGGCAGCAAGAATCGCAGTCGTACTATTTGTCGTGGCGTCGCCAATCGCGCCAAACCAACGCACGTAGACAGGCTCTTTGCTCGTGATATTGATATGGCCTGAGCCATCGAATATTTGAGTATCAAAAGGAGCAATAACATGGGCAATATTGACAATCACGCCGCTATTCACCGACAACTTCGTATTGTGGCCCATGAATATCGTATTGAGCGTGATATTCCCGCCAATGACATAAGTCCCTGATGGGAAATAGAGAATTTTATTACCCGCGGCTGTATTCGCATTAGCAATCAGCGTGGCATCGTTTTGAACGCCATTACCGAGCGCACCGAACGCCTTGACATCCATGAAGTCGCCCAGGTGTGTCGTGAGCGGGCGCGATTGGCCTCCCGTCCCTGTCGGCGTATAGGATACAAGCTCTGTAGTCATCCCTGTCGAATTGTCGGTAAAACTAAATCGCTTGGTTGTTGCGCCGTCAATCTTAATATCGATATAGCCTGTATTGAATAGGCCGCCGGTCGTGCTGATCGAGCTAACCGTTAGAGCCTGCCCTGAGATTGATTTCCACGGGTTGGGACCGCTCGGAGTCAGTGGAATATAAGCATCAAGACGGGCAGACAGGGAAGAGAATGTACCAGATAGGGTGCTACTTCCTGTGTCGCTGAAATCGATCCTTTTGTTGGTTGCCCCATCTATTTTAATATCGGCATAGCCAATCCCATAAAGTCCGCCTGTGAGCTGCAAATCGTTGATAGTCAGGGTCTTACCATTAGCACTAACAAGAGGATTAGCTCCCCCCGGCGCAGTCGGGATATACGGTGCGAGCCGAGCCTGGAGGCTTGGAAATGACCCTAGCGGATTAGCTCCGAGTTTGCTGGCAATGTGCAAGGCATAACTCAACCCGTCATTAATCAATTCTCTATGCAGGGTTGTATCCGATGGAGTGACAGGGTTTGACACGTTGTTGCGAGTCCATAGCGTATCGAACCCGCCTGGCCATGCCGCTCCTGTGATCACACCGTTTGAACTAATGCCGTCACCAATCCGAGCCATAATTTACCTACCCTACATAGAGGACACAGGGCAAGAGCCGCTCGCCCGTTTCGTTGTCGCCGCGTGACGCCTTGCCAAGGGTGCTCGACGTGATGATATTGCCGTCTTGCCTCTCGGCCACGCCAGGGGTATCGCTCGCTGTAAGGAGATCGCCTCCTGTTACCGGGCCTATCACGCGCACCATGGCCGTGCCTAGCCCATATACCGAGATGTCGCCATGATCATCCCTCCCGGCATAGACACCGTAGATGCGCTGATCATCGGACATATCTGTAATGCGAACCTTGACGAGTTGCGGTTTGGACATGAGGATGGCGCCATCACTATCGGCTCTCACGCGATCCTCATCGAAGTACCACCGTTCGTAGGGTTCGTCTACGGTAGATAGGAGCGTGCCTGGCAGTGGCTCTTCGTCTGGCTCGCATCCCGTGCCCCACTGAGCAAAGTGGGAGCCGGTGAACGTGTTGTAAGCTACAGTCGTGCCGTTAACTGAGATGGACCCCTGAGAGATACCGTCTTTGGCAAGATCAATCAGAGTGCCATTTGTCGTATTCAGACACACAGTCAGCGGCGTCAGACCATTAGCCGTGATTATGGTATTGCCCGTATGGGGCATGCTCACCCCAGGCTCTAGCAACGTGCCGCTAGGTTTACTGACTCGCAGAGACCGAGTCATGACGACGCCTGTAATATTCGCGCCTATCGTTCCGCCATTGAGGTAGTAATCATTATTGCCGATGATAAAATTAGGATTGACGGCACCGCTCTCTAGGGCCATTCCTGTATTCAAGGCAAAGCTGACCCCATCAACGAATATTCGTGGTACTGATGTGTTAGCATATATACCTGGCCCAGTATTGTTATAGACAGTACCGCCGCAATAGACGAGCCGTGCGAGTGAGGTGCCGTTATTGATAACAATCCCGCCACCTCTATTTGAAGCAATCCATGTTCCTGATAGGAATAAGTTCCAGCCTCCAGGGTCGTCGATACGAATACCAGGGCCAGCCGTGGCAGAGTCAAAAAAACATTTCGGCCCGAGAAAGATTTGCTGTGCTGCCGGTACAGGCTGTAAATTCTGGCTGATGAACAAATTGGTGGCATTGAGAGATAAGTCCGTCTCGTCTATGATCACGCCACCAAATAGACCGCCGACATGCAGTCCAATGCTGCATTCGTTTATATTGCCTTTCGTAAATGTCGCACCTGCCCCTAGATTGGGAGATGTCTTCCCGCGTATAGCTACACCAGTATCACGGCCATAAGCCTCAAAGCTATCAATGGTGAATCCATTAAGCCCGTCTAAGTAAATACCGCTGAATAGATTATTCGGGAATCTAGACCCAATTGCCATATTCTGCGCATTGCAGAGGACGATGTTCTCGAAATGGATACCGAACCCAGATGTTTTCACAACACTAGAATCTATAGAGAAATCTTGCAGGCGATACAAATATGTCACTAGACCTGGGTCTGACCCAGGGAGCCCGACTTTCAGGATATCACCGCTGGCGAAGTTCCCAACGATAAACGACCCGCGCTTGCCCTCGCCTCTTAGTATCCCTCCTTGCACAGCAAACGTTAGAGTTCCACTGGTGAGATAAGTGCCAGAGCCAAGCTGAGTCACGCCACCGCTGATATTCCCTATTGCCCCCAGGGATTGACATAGGTTAAATGTAGCCTGTAGAGGTAGTCTGCAATCCGTGGCACCGTCTGCAATCGCACCCCAATGGATGGGATGCAAGATAATCCCGGTGCCATTGACCACACGTATCGTCCCGCTGGTCACTTCGTTGGCATCAAATATCGGGTAATATCCGGCAGCCCACTGGTTTGCGAACGTGATCGTATTCCCAGCGATCACTTTCAGGATCGCGCCTCGGGCAAACTCGATTTGCCCCGACAGTGTCCCTGTGCCTGCCAAGAATGTCCCGCCCATAAGACGCACAGTGCTGGCTGACGAAGCGACTGCTGCTTGTATGGCGGCGAGATCGTTAGTTGTCCCATCGCCCTTTGCACCCCACCATTTCGCATAAACGGGCTGTTTGCTAGTCACCTGGACAGACCCGCTGCCGCCGAATATTTGCGTATCGGGAGGGGCGTCAATGCTGCCGACAGAGAGCGTCACGCCCGCGCCAGGTTTAAGCTGAGTATTATAGCCCAGGGATATCGCATTGAGTGACATCGTTGAGCTAATGACATAGTCTCCGGCAGGAAAATAGACAATCTTATTTCCCGCTGCAAGATTAGCATTAAGGATTGACGTCGCATCATTCGTGCTATTATTGCCTACTGCGCCGAATGATTTGACGTTGACCATATCGGCTAGATGGGCATTGAGCGTGCGTGTTACCGAGTTGGCTGCGGTCGGCGTATAGCTGACGATGGCGCTACCAATCGCTGCGCCTGCGCCGCTGAAGCTAAACCGCTGCGAGGTCGTACCATTGATTTTGAGATCGACGTAGCCAGAGCCAAATAACCCGCCCGTGAGACTGACGCCAACAATCGTAAACTTCTCACCTGTGCTTGCTACCCACGGATTGGGCTCGCCAGGATTCAGCGGGATGTAGGCATCGAGACGGGGCGACAACCCGGCAAACGTGCCCGCCACGCTCGCATCGGCAGCGTCACCAAAGTCGAGACGCCTAGTGGATGAGCCGTTGAGCTTGATGTCCGCGTACCCATGCCCATATAGCCCACCCGTGAATGTGATGGCATTCACAGACATCTTTTCGCCTGCCGGACCTACGAGATGGTTGGGATCGCCAGGGTTGCTCGGGATGTACGGGTCGAGCCGTGCTTGCAAACTCGGGTACGTGCCGATAGGGTTTAGCCCCAAGACGCGCGTAATGTATAGCGCGTAGGCCAGGCCATCATTGATCAGCTCTTTATGAAGCGTTGTTGAGGAGGGCTCATGCGAGTTTGGGACATTGTCGCGTACCCATAGCGTATCGAACGTGTTTTTAGGCCACCCTGCCCCTGTCACTGTACCATTCGTGCTGATGCCGTCGCCAACTCGTGCCATGTGTGCCTACTCTGCCCTGGGGCGATGATTGCGTTTGCGTGATCTATGATGCTTATAACTCTGCTTAATACTGATCATGTCGATAGGCTCGGCGTTGAGCGTCTCAAGACGTTCGTTGAATTGCGAGACGATGTCGGACAGCGCGGCAAGCATCGCATCCTCTGGTGACAATTGACCGTCTGGGTTCTCTCGCTTAGGGATGTGCAATCGCGGCATCATTCCACCATTAGATTGAGTGCAGGTGCATAATGTGTTGCCGATTCTAGGATAAATGTCAGGGTTGTCGGTTCATCAACCATCATCTCAAGCACAGCATCATCGGGAGTGATGTCGATTGTGCTTTCGAGGTTAAGGCTGGACAGCACTTGTACTATAGCAGGCGCGGGGTTAGGATCCAGAGTGATGGTAAATTCCTCGCCTATCCCGTAATCTGGCGATAGCTGCCATGAGATTAATGTTTTTTCAACAAGAATATCATCCACAACCCGCCATCCCTCCTGACTCAATCGGCAAGGGTGAGATGTCGGGATAGACAGGCACCCATGCGTTTCTTCTCGGCCCATAAGCTGAGAGGAAATGATTTTGTCGAGTGGCGTGTGGGAATCTACAACTTGAGACACAGACTCGATAGCGCCGTCTAATTTTCTGTAAATAACAAAGTTAAGGACAGACATAATTACTTCTTATAGTTTACTAATCTAATAATTGGACTTTCCCAACTGGCGCCCGTTGTAAGCAATCCTGGCTGAATCTGGACAGTCAAAAGGTAAACTTTATTAAATATGGGAATAGGGTTGCTGACGCCTGCAATATATGAAATAGGGATAACCATCGTTATTGCGCCGTTTACCCAATTCCCATTTTGAGTAAATTGGCGCTGCACCATTCTTGTGGCTAATATATTCCCAGTTATCGAATCTTCTCTAATTCTAACGAGAGCTTTTAACGTGCCAAACCCTGTATTCAGGGTCATTTGGATTTCTCCATATAGCTCCAATATGCCGTTAGCTAATGATGCAAGGCCCACGGCTATAACGGGGTCTTCGATAATACTCATCGCGTGTAGGCCATTATTAATGCTGGCACCGACAGAAGATGTGATCGCCCCGTCTTTAATCTTGATCGTATCAACCGTCAGGTCTTTGAGATGCGTCGGCCCATCAACGACTAATGCCCCAATCTGCGCCGAGTTGGTGATAACGGCCGTAGATGTGGTGATGTGCTGCGCTGTAATCGCGCCGGTCTGCACCCCATTTGCCGTGACGCCGCCGCTTGTGGCATCAAACATGATCGCGCCATTGGCATTGAATACGCGAATACCGTAATCCGTGGGGTTGACACCACCACCTATCGCGCCCATCTCTGCGCGATTGACGCCGTTGCGGTCAGTGACACGAATGACAGGCGATGGGGTACCCTGAATCAGCACGCGCCCCGCCGGATTGCTGCCGCCAGCCACGCCAACCGCGAGCCATATCGTTGCGGTGATGGTACCAGCGATGAGTTTGTCAGCAGCAACGGTGACGATATCGGGGTCGTCAATCTTGGTCGTGGTAGCCGAGACGCCACCCGTAATCCCTGCCGGGATGAAGTCGCTGAATGCACCGCTCGCAGACTCGGCACGGACCCAGTAGTACCACGTCTCTTCGTGGCCCAGCCCCTTATGGGTAAAGATCGTTCCGGCTACGCTGCCTACGAGAGTCGCGAGATCGCGGTTGTTACTCTGCGAGGCGTATATTTGGTATTGCCGGATCGTGGCGTAGGTGAGCGGAGGCGTCCAGAATAGAATAATCTGCTTAAACCCACCCGTGGCGTTGATGCCGAGGATCGGCAGAGGCGTTGTTCTGTCAGCAGATATCGTAATTTGGCGCTCTGCGGTGTATGGCGACTGGTTAAAGAATTTGTCTACCGCCGCGAGTTTGACCGCAACCGTGATGCCGCCCGGCAGATTGTCGATCTTGAATTTAGACTGCGTATCGCCAGTCTTTTCAGTGTAGAGAATCTCGGGGTCCACGCCAACATATCGGTAGGCGACAATGTAATGCGACAAGTCCAGCGCGGGGTTATCATCCCACGTCACCTGGATATAGGCTAGCGTCGTGCCATCGCTCGATGTCGTATAGCCGATGGTCAGCTTGCCCGTTACCCATGGATCCCATGTCGGCGGGGGTGTGTTGTCGATCATGTCCGTAGTCACAGTCGCGGGGATGAATGACCGAGTCTGTGACCAAAATTGTGATGCTGACGGGCCGTAGGTATCCCGCGCAGCAATGCGGCAATAGTATTGCACGCCTGGCTTGAGACCGTCTACAATCGCGCCTATAGCCGTGTCGTGCTTAGTATCGTATAGCGTCGTGGGTGGTGTGTAGGTGTCAATATAGACTTCCCACTGGTAGATATCAGCGGGAGGTACGTAAAAGTCCCACTTAACCACTGCGCCGCCTATGATCGGCTCAAGCACCGGCAGAATATGCGATAGATCAATAGGCGGGTTGCGAACGAGTAGCTTAGCCGGGGCCGCAGATAGCGTGCCTCTGGCATTGACAGACCATACCAGCACCATCAGGTCGCGGAATGGGATGGTGTAGCCTAAGCGCCTTGCGTCATTCAGATTGTCTTGCGCCGAGTAGGGATAGAGCGTATTGGTCATATTCTTCTCGGACTTGAGAAGAATACCGCCGTCACCCGTATGGATTTCGAGATTGTATCCCGCGACATCAGCCGCGAACGGCGGCGCATCCCACCCAAACGCGACGTCTTGCGCGTTGAAAATGACAGGGCCAGACTCGATGATGCCGGGGTCCATAATGTGTTCATCGATCCAGCTACCGCTAAGCCCGTGGACGAACAAACGAAGGTGAGCGGGCGGGGGAGGCGTGGGAATGGCCGTCACCTCAATGGTAACTTGCTCAGCACCATTGTTGTTTTTGATGTCGCGCTGCGATTTAGGCACGACGCGGTAGACGTAGACGCTACCCGCTGATACGCTTGGGTCTTCCCACTTCGTTGCAGCGTTGTCGACTTGCCCGACCTGGAAAAACCCCGGCTGATTCAGGTCTTTTGATGAGATGCGCTCACCAACCTGAGATGACCCCACTTCAGCAATGCCCGTATGTGCAGCTACCTGCACCTGTCGTCTCTGGATATCGGCGCGGTAATAAGGAGCATAATCACGGCTCGGGTTGTCAACCGTCCATTCGAGCACGACGACGTAATAGGGCGATTTGTCGGCACGCTGGCGGCGCTCACTATAGGCATAGAGCGTCAAGATCGGCGGAGGCGGCGCAGCAAAATACGGCAGTGAATTGATGGCCGGCAGTGGCACAATGTCATCACTCGTAAACATCGCGGGGTTGTGCGATTGTGCCTGGACCTTAGCAAACCCGTCTGTCGTATACTGGATATCGAGGATGCGTATCCACCGGATTGCGGTATCTACAGGCGCAGCACGGCCGAATGCATAGGTGGTAATGCCTGGCTCTGGGGTCTCGGAGAATGACGTTTGCACATCGATATAATTGTAGGTACCCGCCGCGTTTGCAACAGTGCGGACCTCTGTATTGCCTGTCGGATGCGTCACATAAACATGGTAGGTTGTGCCCGATGCAATCGTGATCGTCTCATCGACGTAGATACGGCTTGGGCTACTTGTCCCGCCGCCTCCCACCATCCCAGACGTAACCTGTGAGATAACCGGCTGATCGCTGAACCCGACGACATCCCACTTTTGCAGCAGAAATGCATCATGTGGCATCTCGAAGGTAATCGTAAACCCTGTTAGGACCATCAGCTTGTACTGGAACTGTGCCCACCGTAAGATTTGATCGGGGTCTGTAACGCCGCGCACCTCGTAGCTTTTCTTAACCTCGGGGCCTGCCGGTTTAGTCTGCGGCCACTGTGAGGTAGTGCGCTCATACCGCTGTGCGGGGCTGTACCAAACGACCTCGACAAGGTTGGTGCGGTCTAAGTCGCGCGTGGCCGTGACCTGCACATTGCGGCAGTTTGCGCCATTGATCAGATACTGAGGCGTGCCAGGATGTGACGTCGACCGGGGTATATATTGCCCGTTTGCATTCAACATCACGCCATTGGAGCCGCGTAGCATATCCTCTAGAATATGCTGGAATTTGCTGTCCTCTGACGTCTCGCCCAGAACAATATTGAGCGATATGCGCGGTTTGCCACCAATAACCGTGTCGCAATAGTTAGCAAATGATTGAAAATCAGGCAGAGATACCGCGCTTTGCGGGAATTGGAAGCCATCTTTTTGATCGAGGATTGCATCCATAATGCACCAGGCCGGGTTAGTACTGTACTGCCTGGTACCTGAGAATGAGCCGACACGGACTTTTTTGCCTAAGACTTCGACCGTTAGGTTAGGGAATTCGTCATGTAAACGGTCACTAAACATGCCCTGAACGCGGATCATGGCTATGTCGGGGTAGACGATGCCCGTGTCGACCATCTCGGTAACACTCGTTAGAGTCGGTACGAATCGGTCCTGTGCGCCAGAGTGCAGGGCGGCTGTGAAATGCACGGCAATGGTATAGACCGCTTCTGCGAGGTTGGTTTTTCTTATGGATATGCGGCACGTATTAGCTGTCTGTTGCTGAATACGGACGGTTTCTAATCCCGTATATGGGCCATTGTTAATATTGAAGTTGAACCCAATTTCTACCCAATTGCTCTGAACATTCCCCTGATCGTCAAGATGTCCAAGCCCGCCGTCAAAATCAATATTGAGATCAAATCCGACAACTGGGCTAGTGGTTTGGTAGAAATAGGGCGCACTAAGCCCAGCGGGACTATCAAACCTGTGAACAACGCCAAACGTGTTATCTGCTGTGATCGCCCCGGCTAGTACAGTCCCATCGCCTCGGGTATAGTCAATCGACGTGACCTGGAAAAACTGTATCTTCTGGTCATTCAACTCTAGCGTCGAAATATCAATGTCTTGGATAGGCCCAGCAGCGACAAACCCAACGAGATCATAGACACTGCTCGCCTCGACAGGGACAGCCCCTGAGCCAGGTGCGCGCGAGCATTGACCACCGCCTGTATAGGCACGGTCGTCCTTGCCCTCTGATTCGGCCAGGCGTAAAATATCGCCTGGCAAGGGATAGGCGAGCCATGAGCCATTGGCCAGAACTTTACCCGTAATCCCTGCAACATTGATCCATCCGACGCCTAGATTATGCCCAGGGACTTGCAATAGGATGGGATCGTGTTTATCGTTACCGCCTGAACAGCCTGTGATATTGAAGATATTTACGGGGTCGCCTAGCCCATGATAAATATTGGCATAACGCACCTTGCGGCTAGCCCAATGGACCCCTACGCGATGCCTGCCGTAGACGGTCTGTATCTTGGGGCCATAACCCTCTGTGCTGCGGATACCCGTACCCGTGTAGGTTGTACTGACTTCGAGTTCCCCGGCGTCTTTAGGCTGTGGCTGGCCGAGGAATCGGTAAGAGATATAGCTTAGCGTTAATGCAATGGCGAGCTGGATGAGGATAGGTATGAGCGCCCCGACAATCCCCGTTTCAGGCACAACAATAATGTCATCACGCTCGCCTAGAATCAGGTCTTGCCACTCGTCAATGCGTTGCCCATCTCGGATGATACAATCGACTTTGTATCGGCGCAGAATCTCGCTGAGCGGCTTGCCTGCTTGCGCCTTAACCGGCTCGCATCGCAGTTCGCCATATTGCCCTTTCACGGGGCTAACCATGACGCGCACGCGGGGGAGCGCAGGGGCTTCCAGCTTTGTCTCGGGGAAGTCCTCGGCTACCGTCTGCGCGAATTTGACAGGCCGCACGATTTGCTTGAGGAACGGACGCCACCGCACGAGCTGCTCACGACAGACACCCACTTCAGGCCGAGAATGGACGAGCTCTGATGCGTTAGCGACAATCGCAACGTGCGCCTCGCCGCGTATCCAGAGGAACCAGATATCCCACGGTTGGCTAACCTCGTAGGCATCGCGTTCGTCGTCCTCGTACCACGTCTCGACGAATGATTTAGCCGCAGTCTCGGGGTCGTCATTGATTGGGATGCCTAACCCTGACTCATAGACGCGAACGAGTAGCTGGAAGCAATTGCAGTCTTCGTAGGCCACGCCCTGTATGCCATCGAGTACGTCTTCAATATTGGGCAGAGCCATGCGCACGTCTGCCGCTTGGGCATCTGCCTCTTCTGTAGCATCCAGGGTGCGGTATTCAGCGTCTATGATCATTGTAAGCCTGGGAAGTCGGTTGTATTGAAATTGCGGCCAAACGTTTTGGTTATCGACAGAAACTTAGGCCGCATGCTGAATTTAGCCATCACAGCACTGTATGTAATGTCGCTAATCTCGAATTGCATCCCTAGCCCCGTGGGCACATTGTCAGGCGCTGAGGCATCGATATACCAGAGCGTTGCCGACCATATTTGCTCAGCCCCAAGCGCCGGATACCAGTAGTTATCCACCGTCGCGCCTATCGGATTTCCCACATTGCTCACGGTTATGGTTACGCCTGGGGGTGAATCCACCGTACCTTCACCTACCTGATCTATCACCGCATCAATCGGGTCAAACACGTTGCCGTGAAACGTGACCGTCTCGTTATTCACCGCAAAACGTACAGGCGACCCTGCGATTAACGGGATCGACACCTCGATCAACCATATGAGTGCGGCTCCTTCACGGGTACGTAAGCGCCTGTTAAATGCGTTGCTGTAAAAACGCATCCCTAAGCCCTCGCCTCGATAATCGGCACGTCGAGATTGTAAAACCCGTGATTATCCGCCATCGGGCCGAATACCTTCTCAGGTGCAGGGATCGTATCCGAGTCAATCAAGGCATACGGGAACGCGAGATTGACGCAGTTCTTCACCACGCCGATTGACGTACCGCCCGAGAGCCCATCAAGCGAGAAATGCTGCTGATCGACCAGAGTGACGCGCCGCACGCCGTTGACTGCCGATGCCGCGTTGCGAATGATGACGTAGTCGCCGGTCACAAACCCGTGTAGCCGCGTGGTAAATACGACTCTGGGGTTAGCTGTGCTGATCGAGGTTATGTCCATGCCGTGATCCGGCGGCATTTGCCAGTCAAATTTAAGCGTGCCGTAGTTCAGCGACAGCCGCATAAACGTATCGATCACTTGCCACTCGTCATATGGCAAGCCTTTATAGCTCAGCGTGAAGCGCCTGAGTGCGCGAGTACCCTGGGGTTGTCTCCACTCGTACAGCCCGGTAGACTCAAACTTGACCATAGGCATGTGGGTCTGTCCTGGGCTAACGCTCTTCGGGTATGTGATCGTCGGCCACGTCGCCATTGTCATTTACCTGTTCATCAGCTTGGGGTGATGACTCTGTGGGTTCCTGCTTCGCCTGTTTGATCTGGTAGAATTTCCGCATTTGCTCGGCCTTGGAGTAGCCATTCAGCCCACGTGCCTCAGCTACTTCACGAATGATACGTTCTCTTGTATCTTCAAGTGGCATGATGCCTCCTAGCTATACGCCTTATAGGATTGTCGTACTCTACTACCCGTGCCCTTACTCAGCTCTTCGGCCACCGCAATCACCGCAACCTGTTTCATCTGAGTCAGCCTCTGGCGCTCTTTCTCGGCATCGTTGCTGTTGTTGACCATGATGATGTTCACGGTATTGTCCGTCTGCATTTTGTTGACCGGGGTGATTACCTCGGGGCCTTTCTCGCCGACCATCGCAAGCGTGGGCTGTGTCACCACCCCGCCATTGGCAAAGCCTGGGATTTTCAGCTTCATGCCGTTACCTGAACCGCCACCGCCGAGATTGGGGCGCTCGATGCCGCCAGACACCTGGCCTTTCTTCCCATTGATCTGCTCGACGAGGGCTTGAAATGCCTGATAGCCGTTAGGCCCTTGTATCTGCTGGAGTTGCTTCTTGTTGAGTACGACCTCGGGGCCTTTCTCGCCTAGCGTCATCAGCGTCGGCTTATTTACCATCGCGCCTTGTGCCGCTTTGCCGATGCCGCCAAGGACCATCTCGGGGCCGCGTTCGCCTAGCAGTACGGTGTGCTTGCTACGCGCTACGCCACCACGCGCTGTCTCTGGGAAAAAGGCTTGGCTCGCTAAGACACCGAGTCCCCCACCAGCGCTATAGGGTCCGCCTCCAGCAATACCGCCACCGAGAATCCCCAAACCGACATTGACAATGCCGTTGATCGCATTCTGCACTAGCGTATTCGTGAGAGATTCGACTATGCTGCGTCCAATGTTTTTAAATACGTCACCAACAGTAACCTCAAGTTCCTTGTACTTAGCTTTTTCATCTTCAATGGTCTGCAATCTACGGTTAGCGGCAGCAACTTGCTCATCACTTCCTGTGCGTACAATGTCGTTTAGCCTGTCTTCCTCGTTAGCTAGGTCAGCTAATTTAGATTTAGCGTCAGAACTATCGTATACGCTCTTCAATGCGCCCTGTAGCGAGCTAGATAACCCCTGGCCGAACGATTCGATAAGTTGCCCACCTATTGATGTTCTAGCTAATGCTATCTGTAATTCGTTTATCTTTTGCTTTATTAAACCATCAGGGATATCAACACCGATCTCTATCGAGAAAGCTTTAATTTGATTAAGCTCTTCAATGTCGCGCTTATATTTCTGTAGAGGCGTGCGCGTTTCTTCTATAAATCCAAGCAGACTATCTTTGAGATTCTCGACTTTCGGCACAGCCAGGTCATTGATGACTTGCTGGCCTTCGAGCTGCTTAATCTGAGCCAGCATGCCAGCGATAGATGCGCCAGCGTCTTGCGAAGTCGGATCGACTTTCTGTATAGCCTGGGTCAGCGCGTCAATCTGAGACTGAAGCGTATCCGTGTTGCCGCCGACTGACTGGATGATCTGCCCTAATTGCTGAAAATTCGATAGCGTCTGGGTAAGCTGTAGTGCCTCAATGGCCTTAATCTGCGTCTGCAAGTCAGCGAACCGTGCCGCGCCTTGAGTCGTCGTGGTGTTGATAGACTTTAGCTCGGCATCGAGCTGCTCTTTCTTAGCCGCGAGTTCGTCGAAGCTGCCGCCCGCGTCACGCACCGCTGCGGCAAAGGCATCTGTGGCCTGGAGCGCTGCATTGAGATGATCGGTCTTGAGTCCATTAAGGGAATCACCCATCTCGACGAAGGCATCGACTGCACCCTTAGCCGACTTAGGCACGTTGCTGAGAAAGCCCTCAACAAGATTGATTTTCGCCCCGACGATATCGAAATTCCCGCCAGCGTCTTGGACTGCCTTGCCGAAATCGTCCACCTCTTTGAGTGACTTGCTCAGTCCTTCGACCTGCAAATCAAACGTGAACGTCTGGTCCTTCGTGCTCAGGTCTTTGAGCTTCTTGCTGAGCCGGTCGATCTCGTCTTGCGAGGCGCGAGAGCCTTTGCCTATCTCTTCTTTGAGGGCTCCGAATGTCTTGTTGATCTGCTCACGGAAGGGGTCAAATGCCTCAGTCGTGCCTTTTACAGCCTTGGCGAGACGTTCGAGATTGCTCGCATCCTGATCGGCCTTCAGCCCCTTAAACCCCTCGACTTGCTTGGTGAGTTTGGCAATGGCCTGCTGCCCCGCTTTTGTCTTGGGGCTCATCGCGCCAATGGTCTTGTTGACCGCTGCGATTTTGGCGTCTAGCTTGTCGTAGTTGCCCCCGGCGTTGTTGATCGTGTCGCCGAGCTTGTCGATATTCGTCAGCTCTTTCTGCAAATCCTTGAGCTGGAATGCCGTTTGTAGCCGTTCGCTGCTCGCGGTAAGCCCGACGATATCCGTCCGCAATTTCTGGATGAGCTGATCAGAGCGCCCGGTTGATTTGGCTGTCTCGCTCTCCAGGGTATCCATCGCCTTCTTAGCCTTGGCCGCGAAGGGATCGAACTGTTGCCCTGTGCCTTGTAGCGCCTTGGCGTATCGATCTATCGAAGCGTTTTGTTTGGCAAGCGATACAGAGCTGTCTGAGAGTTCAGCCGTAAGTTGCTTGATGTTCGCCTTGATCAGGTCGATCTCTTCAGCAGGCTTATTGGCCGCGCCGCCGAATGCGTCCTTCAGGGCTTTCTGTAGCACTTCGAGCACAGCCTTAGCTTCTGCCGTGTCATCGCCCATTGATGCCATCGCCTGGCCGAAAGCACGCGCTGACGCAACCTCTTTGGCTAGGTCTTTATCAACGGCTTGGAGGGACTTACTCAGCACATCGACTTTGACGCCGCTACGCCCGAGAACTTCGGCTTGGTGCTGAATCTCACGGATACGGTCAGCAGAATCTGATGTGGTGCCAGGGCCCATTTCGCCCGATGGGTCTGTGATATTGCCCTGATCGGATACCAGTTTGGCCTCGTACTCCGTCATCGACTTGAGCACATCGCGTTGGCGTGCTAGATTCAGCTCAACTTCGTGGCCGAGATCAATTCGCTTCTGTATCTGAGCCAGAGCTTCTTTATAGTCGGCCCGCATAACAGAAGGGTCGCGCTCTTTGGCCTGAATATCGTAGAGTTTTTCGAGCGCGGCTTGCTGCTGGTTAATAGACGCTAGGCGCTTCTGAGCATCCTCAACTTCCTGAGCTGTGCCTGTGCGAATGACGGTGCCTAAGTCTTCCCGCTGCTTGATAAGGTCGGTAATGGCGGCCTTAGTCTCGGTGAATGTCTTGGGCAAATCATCAGCGCCACCGAATATCTTGGATATATTACTAATGTCGGTTTGTGTCGATTTAACTATCTTGGTAAAGAAGTCAATCAGCGCAGCTAGGCCACCCTGGAACTTAGGGCTGGCAATAGTTGTTTCTAGGTCGAATATAGCCGTCTTAAAACGCCCGAATGCTGCCGATGCCGTATTTGCGGCTTGGACTACGTTCCCGGCCACTTCTTTCCGCATCTGGGCGCTAAATTTCGTGATGAAATCGACAGAGTCAAGACCACCCTCAACCATCTTGTTGAGTTCTTGCGTCGTGACACCGTAGGCACGAGCAGCAACAGCCAGCGCATTGGGCAAATTCTCGCCTAATTGCCGCCTCAGCTCTTCTTGGGAGACTTTGCCTTTTGAGATGATCTGCTGAACAGCAAGAAGAGATAGCCCAACACGTTGGTTACTGAGCTGAAAGACGCGCCCTGCCTCGACAATCGCAAGGAATGCCTCTTCTGCTCCCTTGCCTTCGAGTGACGTGCCACGAGCAGCAGCGGCTATCCCCTTAAATCCCTCGGCGAGGTCAGGGAAATAGAAGCCCAACCGCTCTGCCTGTTCCCGAAGGAATTGCATTTCCTTCCCGGCAGCTTGCGTCGATCCCGTAATGGCCGTAAATGCAGCATTGAGCGATTCGAGCTTAAGCCCCGACGAGATGATGTCTTCTATCGCGCCCTTGATGCCGCTAAGGGCTTGCACAGCGATGCCAGCCGCAGCACCGCCTATTATCCCGCCTATCAGGCCATCCCCAAATGATTGAGAGAACTGCGATTGGATAGACGATTGGACCTTGCCAACCACTTGATTAATCGATGTGAGAGACTGCGCTTGCGCCTTAGCAGACTTGCCTGCCTTTGACGTCAAGTCATCGTATTGCTTCGATATGCCACCGAGGCTTGCTTTGATATTCTTGGCTGAATCCGAGACGCTCGACGCCATCGCGCGATTGTTGGCTACCACATTGCGCGTGGCTTTACCCACAGCATCGTCAAACGCCGTAGCCGCGTTGGCAATCGTCGAGAATTGCGATTCAAGCTTGGCGAGCGTGCTGCTAGCAGAGCGGACAGACTGCGTGAATTGCCGCGTATTTAGGCTTAGAGATGCCTCTATGGCTCCAACACTAATCGCCACGGCTGGCCTCCAACTGCTTGAGCCTTACGCGCTCGGCAATCATCTCGAACTTGTTCTGTACGTCCATGCCACTCTTGGGCTGCACACCGCTGGCCTTGAGCCGGTCAATCATCGCTTGCATCTTGCTCGCGTCCTCTTCGGTGTGTTGGAATGGCGCTTCGACCTGGACAATACGACGCTGGTGCAGGAGGAAATCGTTAAACGTGCGCGTGTCCTTGACGTTCTTACCCTGGGCCATAACTGAGATAAGCTGCGTCAGCATGGCCCAATGGGTGTCGTCGCGTTCCACCTCAAACCCGCCTTCAATCGCCACAAAGACCTGCCAGTGTAGATAATCCTCGTAGGACATCCGGTCCAGCATGTCTTGAGGCGACAGGTAACCAAAATGCCACGCTAGTCGGTACTTGGCACGCTGTCGGTCTGAGGTAAGGAACTTTTTTTTATTTCGTCAATCGCTTCCTCTTCCCCATCACGGATGCCAGACAACTCCTTAGCTGCTGTAAAGAGTTGGTCCACCAACTTGTTAGAGAAGTTCGAAAGCAAGTGAGCTTCGCTGTCAGAAAATAGTCTGTTATTATCATCATCGACAATAGACATGACCAGAAATAGAGAGCGAAAACCCTTCTGCGATACCTTCCCGTCCGCATCGGTTGTCTTCTCCAAGATGGTTTCCATGTCTAATGCGGTGACTTGCCTGACAATGATGTCACCCTCAAGATCAGGGACATGAACAGCGCGCGTTTTAAGCATCGCGCCATTCATGATTTGTTCACGATTCAGGGCCATAGTTGCCTCTTTGGGTAATATTACGCGCCTGGCATACGCAGAATGGTACGTGTTGCCGCGCCGTTGACTGAGAGTTGGATAGCCGACTCCGTATCACCCGACTCGTTAAAATCCAGAATCAGGCCAATCCATGCGGTATATGGAGATGGGGCCGTGCTGATTTGCGGGTAGTAGCGCCTGAACCACCGCGGCGCACCGGTTTGGGCAAGGAAGGCAAGCCCGGAAACAACGCCGTGTGAGGCACTATTGGGTAGGAAGTTTAGGGTGAGCGAGAAGCTACCGTCCTTCATGCCAGGGCGATACTCACGGAACCCTAGTGGCGTATCCATCGCGGACACGTCAAGACGGTCAGCCTGCTGGCCGAGTTCATAGCCCTGGACGGCAGCAATAGATATCCAACCGCCTGAACCCGTTGTATTTTGGGAGACTGCGGTACCACCCGAGGTATATGTGCCTGAGATGCCGCCGTTGTAGACCTTGAATGAGTTGGCGTCGACTTTATCGATGAGGAAATAATCATCGAGTCCGGTCATGCCGCCGATGGAGGCGAGAAGGACTACGTCGCCCGTGCTGAGCCCGTGGGCAGTAGACGTGATCGTCGCTACACCAGAAGATACAGTGCAACCCGACACGGTTTTGGAAGCGCCAGCCGTACCGTCGCCAATTTGGATAATAGTCCCGCGTCCCTCATAACCAGCCATTGCATGCCCTTTCTATGGCAACTGCGTTTGCAATGACGGCTTTGCGGGGCTATCCCGTGGGACGCTGCGAAATACCGGTCTATTCTATTGTCAACACTATCGCGAGCTACACGACCTCTTCTTCGTCTATCGTCGCAGGGTCGCCACTCGCATCGAATAATCCTGTGGGCCGGCTCACCACCACACGTTGATGCGTGGCCTCATGCCGCTCCGCATCGTCGACGCTATAGCTGGTCGTGTGGCACCCGCTAACCTGGCAATCAAACATGGTGATGCCACCCCATTCGTGTTCGGTGTAGGGCATTATCTGCGTCTCCTCGCCAATACGTTGAACGCTACAACAGACCTCCCGTTGTCGTCGATATCTATCGCGAATGGAGGTTGTAGCGGTTGTATCGCTTTATAATATCCACCGCTGATCACTTCGCCTGCCACATCATCAAGCAAGAGATAGGCAGATTGCGCCGGTGCAAACGCTGATGGGTAGTTGTCTCTCGCGCCCCGGCTAAGTATCTGCAATGTGATGCGGTCAGTCGCTGTATCGCCGCTATCGTCCATCGCGTGAATCGGAGGTTGACCGCCTGTCTGAATCAGGGCAATCTGCACGTCAGGCGATGGCATCAAGCCGCTCTTGAATATGTTAGTGCCGACAGAGCCTAGCCCGTTAGTGGCGAGATACCCAGCGATTTCGTCCAGTACTGACACATCGATTACTCCACAAATAGAAAAAGCCCGAATCCCCAGGAGAGAGGGAGAGATTCGGGCTTTGGGGGGCTAGCCTCGGGTAGCGTGCGAGGCCGCTCCAAATACCTGTTGATTAATTATAGCCTATGAGAGACTCATACGTCACGAAACTCGGCATATATACCAATCGAGATGGGTCATTGCCCCAATTAATGTTCGCCTTTTCAATAACGAGGCAATAACCCTGTGCCTATTTTACATAAGAAATGCATCGACATTGACGGCAAAGCAATCACCGACAGAGCCCATGAAACTCTCTGGCACATCCAACCCCTTGCGCTTAGCCGCTTCAATCGCTTTTTGATGATTCATATCGGCTGAGTAGAATCGTCGGAACTTTCCAGCTTTACCCATCTCGATAAACTCATCTCGCGCAATCTGCCCGCCACCGATACAAAACATCGCATCGCTGATATCTACCATCACCCGAGACACGGGCGATAGTTTGTCTGATCCCGGCAAATAGCCGCCCCAAGTGTCGTCATCGACAAAGAAAACGTGGTTAACATGTGGCGCAATCACGGCATCATTGCGAGCTAGAGACGAGACAATGCCAATCGTGATGAAGTCATGTGCCCTGGCTAGCTCATATACTACACCGATACCGTCTATCGTAGCGCCAGCGTTTATGATCGTGTCGTGCGGATTGAGAGACGATAGAATGCCCGTGGTGACGTTAGCTACATAGTCATTATCTTCATATCCCGCTCCTGAGTATCCCGCGAACGTCACTACCTTACGTGGTGTGATGTTGAAGACAAGCGCGCCTCTGATCTGATGCGCCGAGCTAACGGTATGTATCTTGCCGCCATAAGCTAAAGCCATTTTGCCCCCGCTATCTACCCCTGCCTCACCTTTTCCTGTGTCGTCTTGCCTACTGTGGTTTCTATTATACCATCAACCACATCAAACGACACCTGGCAATTCGCATAGATACCCCGGTGCATTACCTGAGCCAGTAGCTCTTCTAGCACTTGCTCAATCAGTGCGCGGCGGGATATATTACCTGGTATCTCATGCGTCGACTCACCCGCACGGTTCGTCTTCGATGTCGTGGCATAACCGTAGGCTTGCTGGATATGTACGGGCTGAGTGTTCGGCTTGTTCATCGGATACCTGCTACTGTGACATCTCGATGGTTGAGGTAATGCTGACTTTAACAGCACTCGGGGGATTGTAATGCAGGACAGAACTGAGATCGCTTTCCACTTGCCCATCAGTTGCTTTGACGGCAACGTATTTGCCGACAGTGAGCCCGATAGCGTCTGTATCAACCTCAGTCTCCTTCGTCTTGGCGACCTGGACGATATTCGCAGCGGTCGTCCCTACATAGACGCAATACGAGATCGGTGTCCCTGCCGGGATAGGCGTATGATCGACATACTCAGTCGATGGGGTCCA